ACGCAGACATCACATTCCGTCCAGTCATTCCAGCTGGTGTTGCGTACCTATCCGGGGCAAATGCGGCCACGCTTTATGCAAGCACTGACGCAGTTGAACAAGCGGTCACAATCGTCAGCGTGGAGATATTCCAAAGCGTGGTCGCTCCCGGTGGACAGATCGAGGGCGTGGACTTTACGCCGTCACCTTTCCGAATGGGTCGCAGCTTACAAAACCGCGTCATTGGCCTTTTAGGCAATTACATTGACGTCTCAACAATGGCCATGTAAATGCCTACGCCAACAACAATCGCGACAAATGTACGCGGCACACTTGCAACAGCTTTGGCTGGCGTAGCAGCTTCCGTCTATTCATCACCGCCAGAGGCAGTCATTCCGCCTGCCTGCGTGATAGTTCCAGACGCGCCATATCTTGAAACTACAACTATTGGCAAAAGCCAAGTACGCGTAAAAATTAACTTTGTGGTCACTGCCGCTGTTGCATACAACAACACAGCTGGCGCGCTCGATAACCTTGAGCAGCTCATTATTGCGATTATGGGCGCAATGCCTGCCGGTTACACAGTTGGAGACGTACAGCGTCCGACGGTGCAATCTGTAGGAGCTTCAAACCTATTAGTGGCGGATCTCGCGGTCAGCACTTACTACACACAACAGACAATCTAAGGAGAAAACCGAATGCCAACAACAATAGTAACGGGTCGCGACATAACCTTGACACTTGCGACAGTCAACTATGACGCGCAAGCCACGTCAGTCACGCTGGTCAACGCGCCTGTAATCACTACCTACCAAACACTTGACGGCAAGGCTTACAAGCACATTGACGATCAGTGGACACTTAATCTTGAGCTTCTTGCTGACTGGGGCGCTACTGGATCACTATTTGAAGCAATGTGGACAGCATTCACGACTGCGCCAAATACAGCTCTAGCATTTACTTTAGTCAGTGCTACGGGAGCAAGTTTTGCCGGTACAGCATTCCCAGTAGCACCTACAGCTGGCGGCGCTGCACCAGACGCACAAACCGATTCATGGGCAATGCTTTGCGCCTCAACACCAGTCCTAACAATCACCTAATAGCGATAGAAACGGGAGCACAAAATGAAACTACCAATCACAATCGAATACACATCAGGCGAGTTCGGTACATATACCGCGCAACCGCCAGAGTGGGCGAAGTGGGAGAACAAAACAGGCCAGACAATTTCACAAGCTCAAGACAAGATTGGCATTGCCGATCTTCTCTTTCTTGCGTGGAATGCAATGAAGCGCGAAGCCGCTGGCAAGCCAATCAAGGGCTTTGAAATCTGGTGCGAGACAGTCGCAGACGTGACAGTCGGTGAGGTTCTCCCAAAAGCTACGCCGCCGGAAGCGTAAATCGGATTCTGGTCGATTTAGCCTTGGCGACCGGAATACCAATGAGCGAATGGCAGACGGCGGAGCAGATTTACACAGCGCTTGAGATATTGGAGAAGCAAAATGGCGGACAGCGTTGAAATTGCCTATGACAAGGCTGATCTACGCCGCGTCCTAGGTGCTTTCAAGGCAATGGACGCAGAAGCTACAGTCCAAGCCAAAGCCGCTTCTGGAGCACTGGCAGAATTTGCTCAAGATAAAATCATAGGCACTGCCACAGGTCGAGGCCGCGCAGCTGAAAGAATTGCTCGCGGATCAAAGGTTTCCAAGTCCTCAAAGATTGGCGAATTGTCTTTTGGCTTTGTAGGTCAAAAATTCTCTGGTGGTGGCACAACAAAAGAGCTTTGGGGCGGCAATGAATTTGGATCTAATAAATACAAGCAATTCCCAATCTGGTCAGGCTCTAGTCCAAAAGGTCGAGGATCTAACGGCTGGTTTATTTATCCAACATTGCGCGCCATTCAGCCGGAAATCATTGCCAAGTGGGAAAATGCCTTTGACAAAATCCTAAAGGAATTCTAAATGGTCGCACAAAGTAGAACGCTTAAGCTCTCAATACTTGCTGACGTTGACCAACTTAAAAAATCATTGAATAGCGCCAACGCTGACGTAGAAGGATCGAGCAGCAAACTTGGCGAATTTGGCAAGAAAGCTGGCTTAGCGTTTGCAGCAGCTACGGCTGCCGCTGGCGCTTACGCTGTAAAGCTCGCGGTTGACGGCGTCAAAGCTGCAATTGAGGACGAGGCCGCGCAGATAAGACTTGCCACATCTCTTAAGAATGCAACCGGCGCAACAAATGACATGATTTCAGCTGTTGAAAAACAGATACTTAAAACATCATTGGCCACAGGCGTAGCAGATGACAAGCTGCGCCCAGCTCTTTCGCGGCTTGCTCTTTCAACCGGCGACGTTACAAAGGCGCAGGATCTTCTCTCTCTTGCTTTAGATATTAGCCAAGCAACAGGCAAAGGCCTTGACAGCGTTGCAAACAGCCTAGGCAAAGCCTATGACGGCAACACAGCTGCGCTTGGCAAATTAGGCATTGGCTTATCATCTGCCGAATTAAAGGCCATGTCATTCACAGAAGTTCAAGGCAAACTTTCAGATCTCTTTGGCGGAGCAGCTGCGGAAAACTCTAAGACATTTGCTGGACGGCTTGAAATTCTTAAGGTTACATTTGACGAAGCAAAAGAATCAATTGGCGCTCGCTTGCTACCTATAATCCAAAGCCTAGTTGAATTTATTGTTAACAAAGTTGTGCCAGCCTTGAGCAAATTTGCAGATTTCTTCAAGCCAATCACAGACGCAATTAAGGACAACAAAGAAGAATTCACGCTGTTTATTGCTTTTATTCAAAAATACGTTGTGCCTGTACTTGTCAACGTATTAGGCGGTGCGTTTAAAGTCGTTGGCGAAATTGCAGGCGGCGTCATTAACGTAATCGGGGCAGTCATAGGCGGCCTTAACACGCTCATCAATGGAGCTGTTAAAGGTATAAACGTTTTAATTGGCCTTTACAATTCAGTGCCATTTTTGCCCAACGTCTCAAAAATTACAGCTCCAACTATTAACATTCCGACGGTATCAGTTCCTAGTGTTACATCAACCGCAAAAGTACCAACCGTCTCAGTTCCGACCGTATCTGGCGGATCAGGTTCAACATCAAGCGGCGGTGGCGGTATAGCGGCAGCTGCAAAAGGTGCTGCTAGTGCTTCAAGTGGGTCGGCATTTATGTCAAGTATTACAAACGGTTATGACGTAACGCCTAGAACTGGCACGTTTAATCCGGTTGGAATTAACTTGACAGTCAATGGCGCAATTGACGCAGAAGGCACAGCGCGCACAATTGTCAACACTTTAAATGATTCATTCTACAGAGGCACAGGCGGGGCAAACGCTTTTGCATTAGCTCGATCATGACACAGTGGTCGCCAGTCTGGCGAGTAAAAATAGCTGGCGTTGACGTCACAGACTCAGTGCTGGCCAACCTAAACATTACTTCTGGGCGTACAAACATCTATGAGCAGGCGCAAGCCGGATATTGCTCACTCACGCTCATTGTCTTTAATCAAGCCGCAATTGACTACGAAATAAATGACACCTTATCCGTTGAGGTTCAGGACACTTCCGCCGTCTATAAACCTATCTTTGGCGGTTCGATTGTAGATATAGCTGTAAGCGTCTCAGAGGTCGGCTCGACGGCTTACACGCAAGAGGTGACAATTACTGCCTTGGGCGCTTTGGCAAGGCTGCAAAAGGCTCTTACAAACGGCGTATTGACACAGGATTTTGAAGGCGACCAAATTGAGACAATTCTGCGTGAAGTGCTATTTGCGCAATGGCAGCAAGTACCGGCAGCTTTGACATGGGCTACTTACGATCCAACTACTACTTGGGCAAATGCCGAAAACACAGGATTGGGCGAAATTGATACGCCGGGCAATTATGAGCTGGCGCAGCGGTCATCATCACGTACCGTTGTTTATGACCTTGTCGCAGCTTTGGCAACATCTGGCCTTGGCTACATTTACGAAAACGCAGCAGGCCAAATTTCATACGCGGATTCAACGCATAGAACAACCTACCTTGCAGCCAATGGTTATACGGATCTAACAGCTAATCACGCCCTAGGTCGAGGCATAACAATCAAAACCAGAGCTGGCGACGTGCGCAATGACGTCACCATAAAATACGGCGTCAGCAGCACCAGCGAAGTTAGCGACAGAGATGAAACTTCAATTGGCCTTTATGGAGAATTGGCACAAATTATTAGCACAACAATAAAACATCAGGCGGACGCCGAATCTCAAGCCGCCTTTTATCTAGCGCTCAGAGCTTATCCTCAGGCTAATTTTGACCAAATTACCTACGCCCTGACGAATCCAGAGCTAGACAACGGCGATCGTGACAGTCTAATTAACGTTTTTATGGGTCAGCCAATAGCCTTAAATAATCTGCCGCTGAATATGTCTGCCGGTACATTCCAAGGCTACGTCGAGGGCTTTACATTCCGCGCCAGCTATAACGAGCTATCAGTAACCTTGCTCATGTCACCTTTGGCATATTCATTGCAGGCTATGCGCTGGAATGACGTACCAATAACCGAAACGTGGGCGAGCGTGTCGCCAATCTTGACATGGGAATATGCCACAATTGTGTCATAAAATGAAAGGAAAATAATGGCTAATCCAACAACTTACTTCGGCTGGGTCATGCCGACTTCGACTGACTTGGTCACAGATCTGCCAGCAGATTTTAACGTTTTTGGGCAGGGCGTAGATACGTCAATGCAAGATTTACTGGGCGGCACAACAGGCCAAGTATTGTCCAAGGCTTCAAACACAAATATGGATTTTGCGTGGATTGAGCAAGACGATACAACTTTGTCATTTAACGCACAGACCGGCACTACTTACACACTGGTGGCTTCTGACGTTGCAAAACTGGTAACAACTTCAAACGCGTCAGCTGTAACGGTTACGATTCCGCCGTCAGTATTTACAGCCGGAAATCAAATCAATGTCCAATCGATAGGCGTGGGATTGACTTCATTTGCAGCTGGCGCTGGAGTAACTATTACATCAACCGGAGCGACTGCCGCTGCGCCCATTCTTCGGGCGCGTTATTCAGCATGCACAATTATTTGTACCGCAAGCAACACTTTTACCGTTATTGGTGACTTGAGCTAATGAGTCCAATTTTAGGAATAGTTGCTAGCAGCATTAAGCCACAATTATCTGTTGAGTATCTTCTTATTGCCGGTGGGGCAGGCGGTGGAAGTCGTTGGGGCGGTGGTGGTGGTGGTGGCGGATATTTAACTGCGGCTAATTTTAAAGTTAACATAGGAGCTAATGTCACAGTTACCTGTGGTGCTGGTGGTGCAAAAGGCGCTGGCAATGCTGGCATTCCGGGTTCTGACGGATCTAATTCAGTATTTAGCACATTGACTGCAACCGGTGGTGGCGGCGGTGCAGGTGAGTCAGTAAGTTCTAATGGTCGCAATGGTGGTTCAGGCGGCGGCGGTTCAGCCGCAGTTCCAGATTCGACGGGCGGTACAGGTTCACAAGGCAACAACGGCGGAGTCGGTAAATCTGGATCCGCGGGCGGCGGCGGTGGTGGTACTACAGTCGGCGGAAACGCGTCTGGTAGTTCGACTTTTATTGGTGGCGCGGGCGGTACAGGTTACACTTCATCACTTAGCGGCACTTCTACAGTTTATTCTTCTGGCGGCGGTGGTGGTGCTTTAACTACAGGCGGCAGCGCAACAGGCGGTGGCGGTGCAGGTGGTAACACAGTAGACGGTTCAGACGCAAGTCCAGCAAATCGCGGTGGTGGTGGTGGTGGTGGTGGAGTAAGCAGCGGCACTGGGCTAGACGGCGGCAACGGCAGTTCTGGTATCGTTGTATTGAAATATGCAGATACAAGCACAATAACAATTGGCGCTGGATTAACAGGATCAACAACAAGCGCAGGTGGTTTTAAAACAACAACAATTACGGCTGGCACTGGGAATGTGAGTTGGGCATAATGGCACATTACGCATTTTTAGATGAAAACAACATTGTCACAGAAGTTATTGTTGGCATTGATGAAACCGAACTAATCGAGGGCAAAACACCTGAGGATTGGTACTCAGAATTTAGAGGACAAATTTGCATGCGGACTAGCTACAACTCTCGCATAAGGTTTAATTATGCTGGCGTTGGATACACATACGATCCTGTAGATGACGCATTTATTGCGCCA